TACGCGATCAAGATTTACTGTTGGACCATCTGGATGACCAAGTTCACCGAGAGCACGACCTTTATTCACATACTGCTCAGTGTATCTTTTTACTTCCCTTTCCATAACAGGCATACGATATATTCTGTTATTGCGATTAGGTTGTTCGGTTTGTAAGAAGGGACCTTGAATATACAAAGTTTTTTTACCGTTAACATTTTCGGTAATAACTTCTACTGATTCAATTTCTTCGGTAATAAGTTTCATCTATGCCTGACCGGTAATTTGAACTTGTTGTGCGTAAACAATGCCACCACTACCCTCTGTTCTAGCTGCTAATCTTTGAGACAGTGCTAATGATGCCCCAGTGTTTGCCCCACTAGAGGAAAATGCTGTTATAATACCACTTGAGTTGTAACCCAGAGTAATTCTTGTTTGATGATAACCATCAACACCAGATGAAGTATCAACTGCGGTCACTGGAACATGAATAAAATTATAATTTGACTCACTTGCACCAGTTAGAGTTACATGATCACCTACGCCAAATGGTGCTTGTGTCCCCTCTGGAAAATTAATAATTGTCGTTGCCCCTGTCGTAATTCCAACAACTCTATTCGATGCCTTTGTTAAAGCAAGAGTTTCTGATTTACCTACGGGAATATAATAATCAGCGACTGTTGCTGTTGGATTTGTTCCAATTGCAACAAAAGCACCTGCAGTCACGGCAGTCACTCTAATTACATTTGATTGAACGACAAATGATGTTGTCATTCCAGAGGTGGCAGTTGTTGAAAGTGAAATGCCAGCACCAACTGGTTTATGCGCCATTATTTTTTTAGATACACTTTTAGTTATTTATCAATTATTATTATTCCTCTTCGTTTTCTTCATCACTCATAAACATTGATGCTGCGATTTCTGGGCGAACAGTATCAATTCTTTCTGCTGACTTTGCAAAAAGAAGTTCTTTTATTTTATCACTCACTTGAGATGGTGATTTGTCAGCAATAATCATATCTAAAAGATCATCCATTGTTTAATACCTAATTAATTTTTTTTTTATTTATATCTCACCGCCCTTGGGCATTTCTGCTGCTTTACTATCAGCTTCGGTGGCAGCACCTTGAACATCAAGTGTTGGTTCCATTACTGGTTTTCCTAAATCCATTCCTGCAGATTGTTGTCCAGGTTCTCCAATTACGGTGTCCATCGGTGTATTTGGATCTGGAATAATTCCATTTTTAATTTCTTTTTCAATTAAACTATCCTGTTCTATAATTTCAATATCAGTTTGACGAAGAATTTTTCTTCTAACATAGTCTTGGGAAAAATACTTACCCACGTAAGGTTCTGCCGTAGCAACCATATTGAGTCTTTCATTCAGAAGTTCTGCTTCTTTTAGTTCAGCAAAGTGATTATCGTACAGAAAATCATATTGAATATGCTCACTCATGATCTCCCAATCTTCTGGAGTGATAATATTTTTAAGAATAAGTTGAGTTCTTAACATATCATGAAACATGTAAGAAAATCTTTTTCTCAAACGCGAAACAAACTTACTAAATTTAACTTCATCACGAAGAATTTCCGATGAGCGTCCAAGATTGAATCCACCTTCCCCATCCATTCTTGATGGTGGAACATTCAGTGAACGATATAGTTTTTTCTTAAAATACTCAATATCTGTGATTTCTCCAAGGTTTTGCCCACCAGGAAGAGTGGAAATTTCAGTTCCTCTTCCACCCTCACGACGAGGAAGCCAAAAGTCTTCTAACATTGCCATATATTTTTTGTCATCACGAATTTCGCCAGTGTTTGCATCGTAAACTAGTTTGTTACGATATCGCATCATAACATCACGCAGATACTGTTCTGCTTTAATTTTTGGCAGATTACCTACATCAATATAAAAAATTCGTCTTTCTGGTGCGCGAGACAAACGATAGATAACCAAAGAGTCCTCAATCATTCGAAGTTGATTGAGAGATTTGATCGCTTTATGTAAATATGAAAGAGTTGATCCTTTATTTCTATCAACTAGTCCAGATGTGCAGTACGTGATAGAATCTTTAGTCATTTTGATTCCACCATATCCACCTAAAGATGCTGGATTAGTGGTTGGATAAGTCATTTTTGGATTATAAACATAATATTCCTCAATTTCAGGAAACTCATAATCCATTGGATTATCACCATTTACATTTGCAAGACGATATTTATCTTTCTCTTTTTTCTTTTCTTGTCTAACATAACGCATTTTCATTGCGTCAATATATCTTAATTCTTGAATTCCTTCATGTGGATTTTTGAGATCGATTACTTTATGGTAGTATAATCTACCATCCACATACCAATTTCTATAGATTTCATGAGACTTCTTATCAAAATCTAGTAATGATAGAATATATTTAAATTCATCTCTTATTTTCTTTTTAATACCGTCACTTGCGTTTAAATTTGATAATTCAATTTCTATAGGGATATCATTTGTATCCGATACAATCGCTTCATTAACAATATCTTCAATAGCACTATCACATTCTGGGTGAAGTGCCATTTCACGATATCTCTTAATTAGATCAGATTCTGTTCTATATACTCCTTCAATATCTATATACGAACCAAAAAACCCACTGCTTAGATAATGATCAACCCCGTCCTCATTGTTAGGAGGAACGGGGGAAACTGTGGATGGGGATATTGGTTCATTGTCCTCAATAGAAAAACCAAAAAGTTTTGCCATAATTTATTTTTTTAACTGTGCGTTATAGTCTATTTATTAGAGTATTGCAGTAGCGGTTAGGTCAGTTGGCGTTCCAGACGTAGAATTTGAACCAGCAATCCAATATTGAACTTGGAATTCAACAGTGTATTCTTCAATCGTATCACCACTATCATATGAAAGGTCAATAGCACTAATATTAGTTGGAAAAATTCCATCAAAGTAATAAGTTCTTAATGGTGTGATACTAGTACTTCCAGCACTACCATCTCCATCTCTACTATTGGCCGTGGCATTACGTCCTCGATTATATCCTCTACCAAGTTGATGAACAGTAGCATTAGCCATATATGAGTTTGGTTGTGTCGCGCCACTACCATCACTTAACTTGCCAATTCCGTTCATCCACTGCTCAAAAGAAGTTCTGAGTTTAAAATCTTCATCATTAATAACAGTGACAGTCCAAACATCAAAAGTTCTATCTCCAGCAACCTTCAAAGTTCTTCCTCTGAAAGGAACTTCAATTGGACTTATGATTGATGCTGGTAGATTAGCACCTTTACATAAAAATTGGAATGTCTCATTATCCCAGGTACTTGTAAATTTAAAGTTTTCAATATTAACTTCAAATAGGTTTGGTCTAGCGCCACCACCTTGTAATTTAGATCTGAACTGAGTAATAGTTTTAAGATTGGACATTTTAGAGTTCTCCTTGTGTGATTAATTTAAGAATTAAACTCTTCCAGTTACTTCTTCAAAACTGACACCAGTTCTGGTAGCAACGAAAGTCAATGTAACATAATTAATTGATTTATTTGGCTTTAAGAAAATATCAGCCCTAAATTCATTATTGTCAATTACCTCTGGAGTATTGTTTGAACTATCGCAAACAACCCTAAAGTCAAAAAGACCTCTTTTTGCTTGTACATCTCTTAAAAATGGTTCAACGATATTTACAAAATTTGATCTAGTAATTTCATCGTTTAACTCAAAAAGTTGTGCTTGAGCAACACCTTCTAATGCCTTTTCAACTGTTAAGAATAGTCTTCTGACATTTATTCTATCAAATGCTGATGCAAATGATTGTCCAGTTTTATCTCCAAATAGAAGAATTCCCGTTCCAGGTTGATTTATAATGGAATTAACTCTTGCCTCATAAAGAGAATCTCTTTGTGCTTTATTTGGATTAAATGAAAGTTTGATTGCATTGTTCAATACACCTCTTTGTTGTCCAGCAGGTGAATACCATGGAAACAGTTCAATGTCAGTTCTAACCATTAATCCGGCAATATCACCATTACAAGGGATATATCTGAATAGATTATTAAATCTATCATACATATACTTATAACCACTATCAAAGACTGCATAAGAAGAACTGGATAATGAACTAAAGAATTTAATTACATTTGCGGTTTGTGTTGATGTATTTGTAATATCAACAACATTTGCTCTGTGAGGAGAAATAACTGCCATACAATCTTTTCTGGATTCAGCAATTGAAATCAATTGATTTGCTTTTGCTTGAGACTCTGATTCAACAGAAAGTCCAGGTCCATTAATTAAGAAATTAACACCGATTTCATCTTTATTCGAAAATAAATTATATGCAGTTACCAAATGTCCCAAAGTCGCAGACATTCCACCAGATGAAGAATAATCGACTCCACCAAGTAAATTGTATGTTTTATTTCCAACAGCACTAAAGAATATGCTTTGTGCATTTTGACCCCAAAGTCCTTGAGCAGTTGTATACTTTGTAAATGCTGTTGAAAATCCAGTGGCAACTGGAGATGTTCCATGATAACCATCAGTGCTGGATGAAGGATTAGATCCCGCATAAATGTAAGTTGAGAAATTAGCAAGATAATTTTTATAGTAAGTTTTCTGAGGAGAATTTACTGCAGATACCGAATCAAGAGCTTTGGAAATACTGATATGTTTTTCGAGAATATTTCCTTGAATACCAGTTACAGTTCCAATATCATCAGCAATAACAATATGCATTGCATCATTTTTGCCATTTCTTTCAACGCTATATTGATTAGATACTGGTTTTGGTGCAATTTGTTTCCAGAAAATTGTTGAATTAGTTAATCCTAAAGTTTGTTGATCATACCAGTCAGTAACAGTTGTTGCAGTTCCCGTAGATCCAGTATTAATTCCTGAATTATTTACAAAATGTAAAGTATCATTCGCTTCAAATGCTGCCAGTGGATTGGACTCAACATAATTAATATTAGTTTCAGTACCCGCTCCAGAAACTCTAGAGAGAATTTTGACCGTGATTGAACTATTACTATTGATTGCGTCTGTGGTGACTCCAGTGATAATTGCTTTTAAATGTCCAGAAAAAGTTGTAACCGTTCCAACTCCAGACAAACTACCACTCAACGCTGATGTTACTCCAAATCCAATCTGGGCGCCTAACGCCGATAGGTTTGTTGTGGCAATACCAACTATTTGATCAGCTAGATCGTCAATAAAGCAAACTTTTAAATTATTTCCCCAAGAACCTGGAGTTTTTGCAGCATACGTAAACTGTACTGAATCTGCAGAATAATTTGCGTTATAATCATCAAAATTTTTAATTTTTGAACTTGTTGTTGACGCAGCGCCAGTACCAGCATTCGCATTATTAAGTGTTGATCCATCTACTCGAACAACCTTTAATCTGCCACCATAACTTAAGAATGAAGATGCACTCATCCAGTATTCATACTGAGTATCAGTTGAAAGTGGTTTTCCAAAGACATTAAGGAGATCTTGTTCTGTTACAATATCAATTGCTTGCTCTACGGGACCGATTGAAAATGGTCCAGCAATTGCACCAATATTTGCTAAAACGTTATCAGCTCTCCCAACAGTGAGATCAACTTCTCTCGTAATTACACCGGGAGATAATTGAGGAGTCGCCATGTTTTTCTCCGTGAAGTCTCAGTTTATCTGAAAATATTTATTAAAAAGATATTTTTGATGGGGGAAATATGACGTGAACTACCAATCAGGATATTCCCATTTATCAGGAACTACTTTCTGTACCTTACTTGATATGATTCGTTTTATGGTACATTCTTTACATTCATATGAATATGATGATGCTACAGGACCTCTATCTTTTCTAGTTCTATAAAAACTTTCTATTAAATTTTTTGTTTCTCCACAAATTCTACATTTTCTATCGGATAATAGTAAGTGTCCTAATCTTATTTGTTTATCTAGTTCCATTACATATACTCCCACATATAAGATCGGTCTCCATATTCATCAGCAAACCATCTATCACCATCTGCATCAACAAAACTATTATTATCTAATCCGTCTGATACAAATCCAAAGGGGGCCATGTCTTGTTCAATTTGATTTTTTTGTTCTTCATATAATCTTTTTCTTACGTCTTGATCCGTAAGTTCTTTAAAATAATCTTGAGCAACTAACCAAGCATATATTACAAGGCACATTGCTAAGTCATCATTACACCCTTCCTCTGCTTCAAAAGAGTTATGTTTAGAAATAAATGTTGTTAACTCAGAAATAATTTCATAATCCTTGAATAAAAGTTTATCACTTTCAATCATTGTTTTGAGATTGAGTGATCCAACTTTTTTGACCG